CAGATCATGGATGTTTTCGATAGTTATATCTCCGCGGCCGAGCGAGCTTTGGAAGATGCCATCGATGCCGCGATCTATTCGGACGGGACTGCCAACGGCAACAAGCAGCTAACGGGATTAGCGGCCGCTATCCCGGTGACGACAACGTCGGGCGTCTACGGCGGCATCGACCGTGCCAACGCCACCATCTGGCGCACCACCACGTTCGATCCGCACGGCACCGCCGGCACGGTCACGCTGGCCCCGTTCGGCACGCAGGTTACCTCGACCACGATTAGGCCGATGTTGAATTACGCCATGATGAAGCAGAGCCGCGGTCGCGATTACGCAGATCTCCTGATCATGTCGCCGGAACACTACGCGGCCTACGATGCCGCAACGGTCGCCATCCAGAGGCAGCAAAACTCCACCTCGCTCGGCCAGCTCGGCTTCTCGGCGCTCGAATATATCGGCGGCGGCAAACGGGCCGAGATCGTGCTCGACGGCGGCATCGGATCCAATATGCCGGCCAATACAACCTTAGGTATAAACACCGATACACTCCGAATGCGTTATCACCCGCAGCGCAATTTCGACAAGCTGTTCGACGGTGACGGGATGATGCCAATTGACAAGGACGCGATAGCCCAGTTTATTGGATTTATGGGCGAGCTAACCATGGTAAATCCCTTATTTAATTGGCGTTTGTACGACAGCAACCCAGCGGCTTAATCGCTTGTCGAACGGCGATTGAGAATGCCGGGGGCGGCCGACGTGTAGGCACCTCCTTCCGCGAAAGCGGCCCCCGGTTTTATCAACCTGAAGGAGAGTGCAAGAATGCCACGACAAGATCCCGACGATAACCTCGTCGCCGTATTCAAATACGTACCGATGCAGAACCCCGGCAAGACGCTGGAGGCAGGGCGGCCGATCTATGACGATGTCGAGATCTGCGAGATCCGATCGCCCGGCTCGCGCGATGTCAAAGTGTTTCCGGCGACCGAGTTCACGCGCTGGGTCAATGACCCCGAAACCGGCGAGCAGACCAAGCAGACCTACGCCGAGCGGTTTTCGACGCAATACCGGCAGTTCAAAGCCAAGGATCAGCAGACCAAATCCGGCACGCCGCTGGCCGCAGTGCCGTTCCTCAGTGAAGGCAAGCGCGCCGAGTTACGCGCGCAGAACGTCTACACCGTCGAGATGCTGGCGGCGATCGACGGGCCTGAGCTGAAGAACCTCGGCCAGGGCGGCCGCGACTGGAAAAACTCGGCGCAAGCCTACCTGGAGGAGAGCAAGCGCGGCGCGCCGAACCTGCAGCTGCAGGCAGAACTTGAGGCGCTGCGGGCCAAGAATGCCATCCTCGAAGAAGATCTCGCGCGCAAGAAGGCGGCCGAGGCTACAGCCGCATCCGAGTTTAAGGACATGAGCCTGGAGCAGCTGCGCGAGTACATCACAACCAACTCCGGCAACGCGCCGTTAGGCTCGATGAACCGCGTCACACTGCTGCGGATGGCGGAAGCCTGCAGCCCAAAGGCGGCGTGACATGACCTTGTTGTCGGTGGTGAAGGATGTCTGTGCGACGGTCGGTGTCCTCCAGCCGCAATCAGTCTTTTCCAACATCACCGGCAACAGGACGATGCAGGAGATGCTGAGCCTTGCTAACGAAATGGCGCAGCGCATCGCCTACGACTACCGCGACTGGACCAAGCTGCGGACCTTGACGACGATCGTCGGCGATGGTGAAACGACGGCCTTCGACCTGCCGGCCAACTACAAGCGCATGCTGCTCACCAGCGATGTGTGGCTGTCGACATCGACGCAGACGCCAATGGCGTTCATCGCTGATACCGAGGAGTGGATAAAGCGCCGCATCAACGAAGCCACCTTCGGCACCTGGGGTGAGTGGACGATGCTGGGCGGTCAGATCCACATCTGGCCGGCGATGGCGGCGGCTACCGACACGATGCCCGCGGTTACCGCGACCTTTTCCTATCTCGACAAGAATTGCATCGAGCTGGCCTCCGGCGGCCGCGGCGATGCGTTCATGGCCGACAACGACCGCTTTGCGCTCGACGAGCGGCTGTTAAAACTCGGGATGATTTGGCAATGGAAGGCCCAGAAGGGCAGCCCATACGCCGAGGACATGGGCACCTATGGCGACGCGCTGGCGAACGTGATGGGCCGCGACCAGCCCGCGCCGATTATACTTAGCCGGCCGGCGGCGGCAGGGAGCTGGTAATGGCGTTCTCCAGCCGACAGATCAACCCGACGGCCGGCGCATTCAACGTCGCCGTCGAGGGGCCGCCCGGCCCGCAAGGGCCGCCGGGGCCGCCGGGGCCGCAGGGTGCCAACAGCAACGTGCCGGGGCCGCAAGGCTTGCCTGGCGCTACCGGCCCGCAGGGCGCGACCGGCCCGAAGGGCGATACCGGCCTGCCCGGCCCGCAGGGACCGCAGGGCGCGACAGGCCAGCAGGGGCCAGTGGGCGCTACAGGGGCCGCCAGCACGGTGCCGGGGCCGACAGGTGCAACTGGCGCTACAGGCGCGCAAGGATCAACCGGCGCGCAGGGGCCGAAGGGCGACACTGGCGCGGCCAGCACGGTGCCGGGGCCGCAGGGGCCAGCGGGGCCGCAAGGGCCGCAGGGGCTTAACTCCACGGTGCCCGGCCCGCAGGGTGCCACCGGCGCGCAAGGGCCGCAGGGGTCGACAGGGTCACAAGGGCCGAAGGGCGACGCCGGCTCGGTCGGGCCGGCAGGACCGCAGGGTGCGACCGGCGCGCAGGGGCCGCAGGGCATTCCCGGCGAGGGCGGCGGCACCGAGATCCTCGCTGGCGTGGCAACGCCTGATGGCGGCGTGGGCGTGGACGGCAACTACTACGTCGATACGGACGACCACATTCTCTACGGCCCGAAATCCGGCGACGGCTTCAGCCCACAGGAGAACATCGTTGGCAGCGCCGTCCCGGTGGCGACCTCCACGGGATCGTACAGCTTGGGCAGCACATTCACGATCAAGGTGCCGGGGCGCATTATGAGCGCCCGCTTCTGGCGGGACATCGGCTCGACAATGACTTCGCGATCAGTGCGCCTGTACGATCCAAGCGGCACGCTTGTCGCTACGTCCAATTTGACATCGGGCGAGACAGGCAGCGGTTGGGTTGAAGTCACTTTCCCGATTGCCATAGACGTGGTCACGGTGCCGTCCAACTGGCTGGTCGCTTTTGATACGCAGGGCGTATTCGGCTACTCAAGTACACCGCCTACCTCTACCACCCCGGCCCACGCTGTCTGGGTTGACAGCGTGTCTGGAAGTTTTGCGGGTAAGCCGACATCAGCGGGGGCCTTTCACTTCTTTGCCGACCTGCTCTGGCGTCCAGCCAGTGGCGAGACGTGGCCCGTCGCCGTCCCCGGCTGGAGGCAAATGACACAGGCCGCTTACGACGCACTGACACCGAAGAACGCAAACACGCTCTATGTGGTGGTGGGATGACCCTGCTGAACACAGCAAACAAGCTCTACGTTGGCGCTACGGCGATAGACAAGGGCTACGCCGGGACCAACCTTGTCTGGCAACCCCCGGCGACCGGCTCATGGGGCTCCGACGAATACCTCTATGGCCCCGGCACCAACAATCCCGGCGCTCCCAGCGACCCGAACACGTTCATGGTTGGCGCACGCATGACCATTCTCGCCGACGGGCGCATCACGCACTTCCGCTACTGGCACCACGGCGGCAGCACGCCGCTGTCACGCTACGTCACGGTCTGGAGTGATACGGGCACGTTGCTGGCGAGCGCCACCTCGCCGACTTCCGTCCCCGGCTGGAATACCTACCCGCTTGCCACGCCGCTGAACGTCACCGCCAATCAGGTCATCCGCGCCGCCACCGGCTACCCCGGCAGTGGGGTGGGTGCCAGCTTCGCGTTCGATCTGGCCGCGCCGCCGATCCCCAGCGGTCCCGATCTGCGGTTCGAGGCGGGCGTCTACACCACGCCGCAGGCGAGCGGCGGCGACACGATGTTTCCCGACAATACGATCACGCCGAACCACTACTACGGCGATGTCGTCTACCAGAAGAAGCTAGCGGCGTATCCTGCGGTGCTGAACAGTGCTGCGGCGTGGATCGACGCCACGCAGGACAGCTTCGCGGACGGCGCTGTTATCACCAGCTACACGTCGCACTCGACTAGTGGCCGGGTGTTCACCGGCAGTGGCGCGCTGAATTATCGCGCCGCCATTGACGGCAAGCCGCGCCTCGATTTCAACACCGGCTGGTTGAAATCGGCGGGTTACACGCCGCCATCGTCGGGCTTCACGTTCGTTATTGTGAAACGCATCACGGGGGTGTCTCCGTCGTCGGGCATCGGCATGCCGATGGTCTACAACGAGGACGCCTACAACAACTACGAGATGCGGCTGTCCAGCTTTTTGCAGATACAAATGGTCTACGAATACAACAACGGGGCCCCTGCGGTCACATCCGACGTCGTTGTCACGACAGCTCGCGACTACCTGATCTGGTGCGAATGGAACACCATAACCAACGCTCCCGTGCGAATGTTCATCAACAATGTCCTGCACGGTGAAGGCACGTTCACCCCTGCGGGCATCACTGCGCCGACCGCAGCGTTGATCATAGGCACGCGAGGCTACGCAGGCGACTTTCCCGAAATCATGCAGGTGGGGGAGGCTGTGGTGTTCAACGGCGTTCTGTCTGACGCCGCGCGCACCGAAGTGGCAAATTACCTGATTGCCAAGTGGAGTATCTCGCTGGCCGCTAGAGACGCGCCGACGGCACTTCCCGCGCTGCCGCCGTTCGTGAATGGAGCGCCGCCGCCATGAGCCAGCACCAGGCATTCCGCCGCACCGCCGTTCCGCAGCAGGTCGCGCAGCAGCTGCAGACCATCACCATCCCCGCGCCGACGCGCGGCATCATCCAGAACGAGAGTGAAAGCTACATGCAGCCGGGCGGGGCTGTAATCTGCGATAACTGGAAGCCGACCATGAAGGGCGTCAGCCTGCGGGGCGGCTGCGATCGCTGGTGCGTGCTGCCGGAGGCTACCCCGATCATCTCCGCTTTCGAGTACGTCACGGCAGCCAACGCGCGCATGTTCGCCGGGCAAGCCACCAAATTGTACGACGTCACCACCGCGACGCCGGTCGCGGTCAAGACGGGACAAACCAGTGGCAATTACGCTGCTGCACAAATGTCGAACATGGCTGGCGACTGGCTGATCGTGGTCAATGACGGCGGCGACCCGGTGCTGCGCTTTAACGGCACGACGTGGGAGACGCTGATCTCCGGCTACACTCCGCCCGGCGGCTACCCGTCGACCATCACCGGCCCGGTCGGATCCGCGGTCGAGCACGGCGGCGCTCTCGTCTACGTCTGCAAGTACCGCGGCCGGCTGTTCTTCATCGAGAGAAGTTCGATGAACGCCTGGTATCTCGACATCGACGCGGTCGGCGGGCTACTGAAGCTAATCCCGCTCTCGGGTGCGGCGAGCAAAGGCGGCAAGCTGCTGTTCTGCGCGGTGTGGTCGCTGGATGCCGGCGACGGCACCGACGACAAGCTGGTGTTCGCCACAACCCTCGGCGAGCTTTTGATCTTCACCGGATCCAACCCGGCCGACGCCGCCAACTGGCGTCAGGAGGGCCGCTTCCAGATGTCCGAGCCACTCGGCATGAACGCGCATCTGGCGATCGGCGGCGATCTGTTGATCGCCACCGTCGAGGGCATCATGCCGACCTCCGGCGCGATCACCAAGGGGCCTGCCGAACTGGAACTGGCCGCAGTCACCCGAACCATCAAGCCGATGTGGCGCGAGGAAGTCGCCGACAAGCGCGACCATCCCTGGACAATGTGCAGGTGGGACGAATTTGGCGGCTTCTTCACGACGCTGCCGGGCGACCTGCCGGGCAAGCACAAGTGCCTCGTCACCAATGCCGCCACCGGCGCGCATGCGCGCTTCACCGGCTGGGACGCGATGTGCTGGATCAAGATGAACGGCCGGATGTATTTCGGCACGCAAACCGGCATCGTGATGGAGGCCGACCGCGGCGGCTTCGATGACGGCGCGCTCTATGTCGCGACCCTGGTCGGTGGCTGGGAGATGTTCCAGTCGCCGTCGCAGACCGTGACCTGGCGGCAGGCGCGTGCCAGCTTCACGGCGAAGGCCGGCGAGCCGTTCCAGCCACAACTATCTGCCACCACCGACTACATCATCGTCCTGCCGCTGCCGCCCAACCCAGGCCTCGACCCCGAGCTGCAAGACCTCTGGGACGAGGGGCTGTGGGGCGTCGCGAAATGGGACGAAGGCGTGCCGCATGCGGCGGTGGTGCGCAATACTGGATGGGTCAGCATTGGTATGACCGGCTTTAGCCACGCGCCGATCGTGCAGGTCACGGTCGGCCAGACCGTCAAGCCGGTGGTCGACCTGATCAACATCGCCGCGATCTTCGAGCGCGCGGGCGTCAACGTATAGAGGGTCGCATGGCAGGACTAGGATCGCTGTTCGCCCCGGCCTACCAGGCCGGCAACCAGCAATCGACCGACGCGGTCGACCAGTGGATGGCGACCAATTTTGGCATGACCAATCCCAAGGTCGAGGCGACGCGCCGCCCCGCGGGGTTCAATACCGGCAACCCGGCCGGCATGGTCGACCCTGAGGCCTTGCGCGTGCTGGCGCAGGGCGGGCCATACAATCCGAACACGCGCGACGAGATCGCCGCGGCTCAGATCGCTAATAAGCCCGCGGCTGCGGCGGCTGCCGCGCCAGCGGCCGCAGGCCCTTACGGCACGGCTCCTCCCGGCTTCGGCGCGAGCATACTCGGCCAGAATGACTGGAACACGTTCTACAACGCCGCCGGCGCGGACGCCGCCAACGCCTGGGCGCAGCAGCAGTACGATCGTACTAATTCGCCCGCGATGCTGGCGCAGCAACAGATGTATCAGCCGACTTATACTGACAGCTTCGGCGGCGGGCCAGCAGGGGACGCACCGTAATGGACCTCGCAAGCGGTTACTCCGACAGCATCAATTACGGCAACGGCTACACGCCGCTGGCAACAGGGGCGATCAACAACAACAACGCCGACTACCTGCGTAACCAAGCAGCGATCGCGTTGATGGCGCAGCAGGCGCAGAACAACGTCTTTGCCTCGGGCGGTGGCTTCGGCCAGCAGACGGCTGACTATGCCGGCGCGGGCGCTGCTTACGGGCGCGCCACCGGCGGCTTCACTGGCGGCGGGGGCTATCCCAGCGGCGACGTACAGCGCGGCCCGGACCTGCCGAATATAAGCCAGACCCCGGACCCGTTCGCGGGCATGTCTGGGGCTGACATGGCAACGTGGTCGCGGGCAATGCAGTCCGCCGGTCGCGGTGGCGAGATCCCGACCAGCTTCGCGGATCGTTTCAGCGCCGCGCCTGCGATCGACTACCGGCTCCAGCCGACCCCGGCCCAGCAGCTTCCGCAAGGCATCTACGACGGCGTGTTCGCACCAACGACACCCCGACCCGTAACGGGCACCCCGCAGCCGGAACAGCCGCACCCGGCGACCGGCGTCTCAAACCCCTACTCCTCGATGCCGTGGTGGAACACTTTCGCGTCGGCCGCTGGGCCGCAGGGCGTGGCGGACTGGCTCCAGTCGCAGGGCGTCGGCGGCATCGGCGGTAACGCTAATACCTACGGCTATCCCGCCTCGGGCTTCATTGGCGGGCAGGATGCTTTCGCCGGCCAGCCGCAGCAGACACCATCCGGCCAGGGCGGCATTGGCAGCGACAGAGATCCGTATGGATGGATGTACGCACAGCAAAGCCCCTACGCCACGCCGCAGAACGCTCCGGCCAACGGACCCTACCCGAACCTCGGTTACAACCCGGGCATGTCGAACTACTTCGCCAACCCCTCGATGCAGCAGTACGACTGGACCGCCAACAACGCCAAGCTGCAGCAGCAGATGCAAGACGCGCTGAAAACCATCGATCAATCAACCGGCAGGCAACCCGAACAGCCCTACGGCGGGCAACTGCCGGATTTCTGGCAGGGGGTGAGGGACTGGACCGGCATGGGGCCGGCGCAGCCGACACCGACCCGCGACACCTGGACGAACGCCAGCTGAGAGGACGACCATGGCAGAAAACTTTGACCACCTGTTCGCGCAGATGTCGCCAAGCGACATCGGCATCTGGCAACAGACCATGCAAAGCCAAGGTCGAGGCGACGAGGCGGCCGGTGCGCTCGGCGCGCGGGGTGGTCAGCGTGACGCCATCGCGCAGGCGATGATGGCCCAGCAGGCCCCGCAGCGGGCTTACGGAGGCGGTGGCGGCTACGGCGGCGGTAATCCCTACGCCGGGCAGGGCTGGTGGTCGACCTTCGTGCAGAACGTCGGGCCGGAGGCCGCGCAGGCGTGGGCCGCCCAGCAGGGCGGCGGCGGCGGCGGTGGTATGGCGGCGGCCCCTGCAGCTCAACAACAGGCACAGCCGTCTTACGGCGGCTACAGTGGCTACGGTGGCTACGGCGGCGGCTACGGTGGCACGCCAATGGGCGTAGGTCTATCCGCCAGCGACTGGGCCATCTTCTCGCAGGCAGTCGGGCCGGATGCTGCGCAGGCATGGGCCGCGCAACAGCGCGGCGTCGCTCCCAACGACTGGGAGACATGGCGGCAACAGGTCGGGCCGGATCTCGCCCAGATGTGGCTGTACGGCAGCGGCCCCAGCGGCGGTGGTGAGGCAGCGGGGATGGGTGGCATGGGTGGCGGCGGCAGTGTCGGTGGCGGCAGTGTCGGTGGCGGCAGTGTAGGCGGCCCCGCAGGGGGTGGAGGCGGCGGCGGCGGACCCGGTCCCGGTCCCGGTCCAGGCCCCGGACCCGGACCCGGACCCGGACCTAGTAACGGCAATAACGGCCTCGGCATGGGCGTCGGCACGGTCGGCGCACCCGGCGCGGGCGTCGATGGTTTCGGGCAGGGGGCGACCGGCTTCGGCCCGGCAGGTGGCGGTTTTGGCGCGCCCGGCTTGGGTGCGGCAGTTGGCATCGGTGGCGGCTTTGGTGACGCCAGCGTCGGCATGGGCCTCGGCGCACTAGGTGGCGGCGGCTTTGGCGGGGGCGCAACTGGCGTGGCAGGCGGCACCACTGGTGACACCGGCTTCGGCGGCCCCGGCGTAAGTGGTCCCGGCGGCTTCGGCGGCCCCGGCTCCGGCGGAGAGGGTTGGTAAATGCTCGGCTATGTCTACGATCACCCCGAGATCATCGTGCCGTTCGTCGCGGCGCTGATCCCCGAATGCCACGGCCGCGGCCTGCCCCAGGCATCCGCGGCGATCGGCGTGATCAACGCGCAGGGCCTCCTGATCGCGGGCCTGGTCTACCATCACTTCGACCCCGAGGCTGGGGTTATTGAAATAACGGGCGCGGCGCTGCCGGGCCGCTACTGGATGACGCGCGAGACGCTGCGGCAGATGTACGGCTACCCGTTCCTGCAGCTGCGCTGCCAGATGGTGGTTAACCGCGTGCCGGCCGACGACATCCGCCAGCTGCGCATGATGGCGGTCTACGGCTACAGCTTCGTCAAGATCCCGCGGCTGCTGGGCCGCGATCGCGACGCCGTGGTCGGCACGCTGACGATCGAGGATTGGCTCGCCAACAAGTTCAACAAGCGTCACGTCACAGATCCGGTGCAGCTGTCTCTGCCCCTTGAGGAGGCCGCC